CATGCTATTACCCCTTAAAATATTTTTTCTCGATACCCCGTTTATATTCTTCTTGTAAACGTATCCAGCGGTATCGTGTTTGTTTATAACGGCCTTGACGTTTTAACGCCAAACCCTCTTGTTCTGCTTCTTTGTCGATATTATATTTGTTATACATTTTAATCTCCTCAATCGTTTTGTAATTCTTCTCAATCGAATATAGTCTATAAATAGACGGTATATGGAGATATAGCATATACCGCCCTATTATCGACTATATTACGCCGATACATTCTTTAGACTAAACCCGCTGGTTGATATGCTGTTTCCAGCGAATACGTCCAACAAGACCTGCAATTCATTGCCCAGCACCATAGTAATGGCATCCCGTTGTTTTTTAGTTAAACGGGGTTTACAATTACCGATATGCTTAAAAGCAGTAATCGCCTTGTTTACCCGTCCGTCAACGACATGCTCTGTTTGGCAGGCATCGCAACGAGGCGGCGTTATCAGTGTAGTCTTATCATCCATTGTCACATTATTCGCTTGATAAGATACACCACATTCTTTGCAGGTCTGTTGAATTGGCACAGACGATATCGGCTTGCGTTTTGGCCGTCCCGCCTTTTTGGTTGACAATTCTGCTACCTGCTCAATTACTTTCGTTTCTGCCATTTTGCAACCTCCAAATAAATATTATTTTTCTCCCGTTATAGCAATACAGAGACCCTATATTGCTATAACATCTCGTTTTACAAACTCCGTTTTTATACGATACATATTCAATTTTCAAAGATAACCGCTAAGTATCGCTTTGCGATTACTTAAAGTATAACACATAATTAGGATAATGCAAATAAAAAGTTTATTTCTTCCAGCATTTTATTTCTTCGCAAGGCTTAGCATCTTGCCGATGTTTACATGCCCAACAACAGCGAAACTCTTTAGTTTTTTGTTTTGTTTTCATTTTAGCCATTTCAAATAACGCCGGTACTCACATCTTGCTTGTTGAATTGACAAACTACCTTGATAAACCAACAGCCAATACCGTATCTTCTTTTGCAGTTTATTATTTGGTAATCGTATTGACATTGTTATCTTCCTTAAATTGAACTCTTGACCTGAATAAAATACAGTTGTCTGCATCATCCGCATCAAGTACAAATGGACAGTATTGCTCACGGTAGCAGTCATCACAAGCAATTGCCCATTTTAGTTTTTTAGTCCGTTTTTGTTTTGACATTATATCCTCTTATCCACACCAAAATCCTTGAGCAGTCCAGTGTGAGTGTTTTTGCTTTTCCAGTGTATCTGGTAATTTTGCTAATTCTTCAGGAAGATAAGTTATATCACATTGGACACAACATATTATTATAATTTCATCTTCCACGATTACTTGAAATTCGGTAAATTCACAACTGCACATTCTCATTTTAATCCCCTTAGCATAATGCAAGATATACCAGGACAACCAACAGTAGCATACAACGTCCGGATATATTGCCAAATAAACTATTTTTGCTTTTAGTCGGCCAACCACAACGAACGCAATGACAGTAAACAACGTGTTGGTTTACCCGTTCCAATCTTGCGGTATAACCACAAATAGGGCAATCAAACCAAATAACTGTTTCCATAATTTTCCTTTCACTTAACTGCTATGTAAAGTATAACACATTATTAGAGAAAAGCAAATAAAAAGTAAAATATATCTTTGTATAACTTCATAGAATGTTATGTGATTAGCTAACCTGGTATGTATATATAAAGGATAGTAGATAACTGATATAAAGTGCGTAGCACTTGCAATTGTCATACTTGATTTAACTGGTATTGACAATCTAAATAGGATAATAGGTGTATGTGGTGTAATTAGTATAATGGTATTAATTGATATAATAGATATAACTGACATAATAAGGGTAATTAATATAAATGATATAACCGATTGTAATGATTGTAGTGATTAATGATAATGTATAAAAAAATAGCCGGACAGTTTATTCTATCCGGCTAAATACTTAATCACTTAATAAGTTTACACATTGAATGTCACGTATAACCTTGTGGTCTTCAGTTGATTTGGTGTTTTGGATAGTATCGGCAAGTTCCGCAGTTATAGCTAACTGCTCTATTAAACTATGCAGGGTATTGCTTTTAGTGCAAGCGGTTTCAAATATTTGCTGATGTTGTGCATTTATGCTCACAACATTACCAATAACACCAGTAATATCATGAATCTGCTGCACTAAAGAAAAAAACCGATAACGTAACTGTTTATCAAGTGCTGTTATATCAAGTTTTGCGGTATCGTAGCATAAATCACATTTAGTTTTTGTGCCTAAACTCATAGTGTGCCCCCTTTAGTTAAATCCTATTGACTTGTCAAATAACACTATGTACAGTATAGCATACTATTAGTATAATGCAAGGATAATCTTTATATAATAGTATAATGATAAATGGTTGACGATTACAACCCACACAACCCCTACAATAAGGGCAACCGTTACAGATAGACCATTGTATATCGGACGTAGCTCGGCCACACTATGTTAGATAACTACATAACAAGGTTAGATATTGAGATGTTGTTAGATAATCACTTAACAGATAGCTGTGCCAATTATAGTAGTTATAGTGGCGGGGAGGGGTAGGGCAGACGTATATAAAGAGCGTAGGGGAGGTGAATAGCCACCAAAACCTATAACCATATTCTTGGTATTCTCTGTCCTATAATGTTCTTTACAACGTCCGTATTCGTAAATATATTATACAATTAACCCCTATAATAACAGACCTTAATGTACCATATCCTGCCATAATATAAAACTATTATTTATGGCTGATTCTCTTGTATGTTATGTATCTACTTAATTTAATCAAACAGTAATTAAAATCTTAACATAGAAAGTAACATAAATAATGTAGTGTGTTACTTTTGGAGAGTAACGACAAAAGAGTGTCCGATAAGTCACACTATTTACACGTCCTATAATGTTCGTGTGTCAGAAAAATAAAATATATTGAAAATTTTTTATTCCTTATACAGCATACAGTTATGTAATCATAGTCCGATTTATATTTATTTTATTTCACAAAAACCCCCCCTATCTCGTACTATATAAAAAGGGGACGTATATTATATATATCTTTATACCTAATATGTTACAGGGATGTAACATAAATTGTACAGGGATGTACTGTTGTGCCCTTATGGGCAAAGCCTTAGAAGGCACTATATAAAGGAGACAGAAAATGACAGAATTTGATAAGTGGTTGGACAAACTTGATAGTATTCAAGTTGCAGATAAGTTTAATAATCAAAATAGAGCAATAGCCAGATGTGCTTGGAAAGCAGCCTTGGAGTGGGTATTGACTAAAGATACTGGCTGGGGTGGGGTGGGAATAAGTTATGTAATAAATGAGGAATTAAATGCCAAGACCTAAAAAGAACTTTGGACTTATTGTGGAGGTTTAATATGTGGTTTGTAGGGATTCCATATATACTATTTTCAATATTACTTGTAGTTGGAATAATTGATACTGTGAATAATTTTAAGGATTAAAATGGCAAGGCCAAAGAAAAGTATTGAAGCAGCTATGGCGTTGGTTGCTAAAGACTTACTTGAGAACAACCAAAGTGTATCTGACATCGGAGTAATTCTCGGTGCTCTTGGTGAGGACTCCTTGAAGTGGTTGAAAGACCTCAAAGCTGAATGTCCCACTATAGATGAGTTCATTGAGATAGCCCGCCAGCGAGCCGACATAACCCTTATCGTGGCAGCGGTTAAAACGGCTTTGGGTTATGAATATCAGGAGGAGGATAAGACTTATCGAAATATCCTCAACCACAGGGATAAGACGGGAGCTCCTGTGATGAAAGAGATAATTGATGGTAGAAAAGTCAAAATCAAGAGGGCATTACCTAATGAGGCTTTACTTCGTTTTATCCTCAAATGTCGCCTCCCAGAGTACTTCCAAGATGTGCAGAGGGTGGAGATTAATAAAAAGACGGTGGAGATTAAAGAGTTGGCCGGTAGGGAGATAGAAGAGTTTGGGCGTAAATTTTTAGAGTTGGCTAAAAAGGAGACAGAATAATGATTATTATATTTGCAATAATAGCATTGTTACTGGCGGTGGTTCTATTAGTTATAGTGGCTAATGTTTAATGAAAATTAAAATACCAGATAATCCAAAAGATTTTTATAGTCTAATCCCTATTGATGCACGGGAAAATATTGAGTTTAGAGTGAATCTCCATAAGATGCTTGCTACTGATAATAAGGCTCAGGCGGTGTTTATGGAGTTGTGCCGCCAATATATGCCAATCTTCTTTAGTTCAGTGGCTTGGACATTCAATCCATGGACACGATTGAATTATCCCTTTATTCTCAGACCGGCTCAGATACCAGCCGTAGAGGTACTGGACTGGTGTATTGAGAACGGGCACGATGCTGGTATTAACAAGAGCAGGGAAGAAGGGGCATCAGAAATATGTTGTAAGTTATTTGCGGCTAAAGCCCTTTTATATGAATACGTGAACTTCATCGTAGGTTCACGAAAGAAGGAGTTGGTAGATAATAAAGGGGATTACTATACCTTATTTGCTAAGGTGGATAATGTATTTGATTACCTGCCCTCCTGGTGGTTAAAGCTTTCCGGTTATGACTGTAAAAATAACCGTAAAGATATGTTGTTGACAATACCGTTAAACAGTTCTTCAATAGTAGGAGAGACTACAAATGAGAGTTTTTCTGCTGGAAGCCGTGCTACGGCGTTGTTACTTGATGAGTTTGGCCGTGTAGACGCTGCAACTGCTACAGCAATAGAAGGTTCGGTACACGATGTGTCCAACTGTATAATTTATAGTAGCACTCATTGGCTTGGTTCAGGGCATTGCTTTAACCAAGCTTTATCGAAAGCGACTACCCGTGTGGTCGAACTCATCTGGCATCAAAATCCTACTAAGAATCAGGGTTTATACACAAGTCCTGAACCTGGTAAGATTGAATTGATAGACGTGGAATATTATAAATTAAAATATTCTTCACTTCTTGAATATATGGAGACAGAGTAATGAAGATATTAGAGAAAGCAAAAAAGAAATATTGGTATGACCATAGTTTTGATAAATCACAAAACCATTGGGACGCACACGTTGAATTAAGTATATTTGCGGAAGGTTGGAAACAAGCATTAGAATGGGCATTAACCCAGGATACTGACTTAAATAGTACAGAATTAGCTTATGCAATAAATAAAGAATTAAATGAAAACTATTAAAATAAATTACTCTGCTCTACCGGATGAGCTAAAGAAGCTGTTTATCGCTGATGGTTGTAAAGGTTTACCAGCAAAGTTCCGCTCACCGTGGCACGATTATCAAGAATTACGTAGAAAGGGTAATCGGCGGGACTTTATATCAAACGTGTGGGCTACCCCAGTTGGAGCCAGCGATGCTCCGTTCGACCACACTGTTCTTGAGGAGATTAAAAAGAGAGATATTCGTGAGCCAAACTACAAGGGAGAGATAGTATTTTACCATTACTCCAACGGTATAATGAATACTGAGAATATACAGTATGTACCTGGAATAGTAGGTAGGTTGAGATGGTGGGGGAAATTGCCATTTGGTAGGCCGGAACAGCGGCATAATTATATTATAGCGGTTGACCCTTCTTATGGATTGGGTTCGGCTAACTCTGCTCTAATGATATATGACAGGAATACTTATGAGCAAGTAGGGGCGTGGGCAGATGCTAACACTAAAGTAGAAGCGTTGGGTGATTTGGTTATAGCAATGGCTTATTGGTGTGGTGGGATAAACCCCACTTATTTAATTTGGGATGCTGGTGGGGGCTGTGGCACTGAGTTTACAAAGAGATTGATTTATCACAGATACCCATATATGTATACTCAACGCAGGGAGGACTCTAAAACCCGCAAACAAATGAAGAAGTGGGGGTGGATTGGGCATCCGAAGGCCAAAGAAGCTTTATTGGCAGAGTTGGCAGTAGCATTAAGTTGTGGTCTTATAGAAGGGGAGACTGAATATAAATCAATTATAATTCACGATGAGGATTTACTTAGTGAGTTATTTGATTATGTGTTTAGGGATAAAGGTGGTGGTGCCGTAATCTCCAAGAAGGCTGATTTAAGTACGGGTGCGTTGGAGAGACACGGAGATAGAGCCATAACCGCTGGATTATGCATAGTGGCTTGCAGAGAACAAGTAAAAGGGAATTGGGAGAAAGCAGAGAACCCACCCATTAATAGTTTCCAGCGGCGATTTAATGACGTTAATGAGAAGATAGAGAAAGAGAAACAAGGTTTTGAGATTAGACGTTATCTGTTTTAGGAGACAGAGTAATGAAAAATTATAAAACTATTTTGGCCGACCCACCTTGGAAATATGGAAAAGGTTGGGGGTGGGGGGCTGGCGAATATTATAAATTAATGACTGTAAAAGATATATGTGATTTGGTTATACCAGTAAACGATAATGCTCATTTATATTTGTGGATTCCTAATGGAATGATACAATCAGGATTAGATGTTATGAGGTCTTGGGGGTTTATTCAAAAAACTATTATAACTTGGGCTAAAACACGTTCTATATTTGGTTATTATTTCAAAGGACAAACTGAACAATTATTATTTGGTGTAAGGGGGAAATTGCCCCCAAATAGTAGAAAGGAAACTACATTATTAACAGCGGGTATTAGAAAACACTCACAAAAACCAGATGAAATATATAATAAGATAGAGGCAGTATCACCAGGGCCATACCTTGAGTTATTTGCAAGAGACAAAAGAATTGGTTGGGATGCATGGGGTAATGAAGTGGAGAGTGATATAATTTTATGAGTAAACATAGTAAACATAATTTATATGATAATGGAACTGGTGAAGATAGAAAGTTTGAAGTGCGATGTCAAAAATTAGTGCAGGCGTGGCAGAAAAGATGTGAAGTTCCACTAATGCACAGACAAAAATTACTGGCATTATGGGCATCAGGGTTTTTTGATGCGGGTTATTCAAGAAGCCATTTAATAAATTTATTGGACAGGGGTGTATTCACTATAGTACCATATCTTGTAGAAGGGAACCCTAAAATTCTGGTCGAGACAAAGATAGCAAATTGCCGACCCTGGGCATTTACTACACAGTTAGCCCTAAACTTTGTTCTTGATAAAATGAATTTTGCAGAGAGGGTTTTGATACCCGCTGCTATAAACTCAATGTTTGGTGCTGGAATTACAAGAACCTTTACTGAGTATGATAGAGTTATAAACCTTGATGATAATGTTATAAAATACGGTAAACAAGTAATAAGGGTTATTGATGATGCAGACTATGTTGGAGATGTTGCGGCAAAAACGAGAGATGATTTTATCCTTGAAGGTGATATTTACAAATTACCTACCGATTATGCTAAGGATTTATACTCCAAGTATGCAGATGATATATCTTCTGACTGTAAGTTGACAAGTGAATACCACCCTGAAAAGATTTCAAATGGTGAGTGGGATTTGAATAGGCTGTCTCTAAGGGAGTATACTTCCTTTATAGACTTGTATTTATATGATGAAGGTATTACTATTACTATAATGCCTTATGGTAAGGAGGCCAAAATTCTTCATACTGTAGAGGAGGATGGGCCAGGGGGTTCCCCTTATGATTTCTTGGGATACAAGTTCTTTCCAGGTACTACATACCCAATCCCTCCTGCGTGGGCGTGGTACGATTTGGATGTTACAATGAATATAATGGCTAAGACTGCAAGGGAACAGGCTGAGAGCCAAAAGGATATTCTTGCTGTTACTCCGTCAAATAGGGAATTTGGTAAGAAGGTAGTTACTGCTAAGAATTTGGATGTTTTGGAGGCAGCAGACCCTAAAGATAATATTGTTAAACTTTCATTTGGCGGGGTGAACCCAGATAATTATAATTGGATGATGTTCGCCGAGCAATCATTTACTAAGACAGGGGCGAGTTCCGATATTCTTGCAGGGCGGGGGTCACAATCACCAACATTAGGTCAGGAACAGATGGTATTTCAAAATGCCTCTCGTATTGTAAATAATATGAATACCCGTTTTCAGGGATTTATGACGAGTATTGTAAATAAATTGGCGTTTAAGATTCTGCAAGACCCTTCGGAGTATATACCACTAATACATCAAATACCAGGTGTGGGCGATTTACCTAAAGTCTTTTCTTCCGCTGATAGAGTTGGGGATTTTTATGACTTTGTATTTAAGATAACCCCGTACTCTACACAGAGAACATCACCAAAGGTATTGGCTCAGGAGCTTATGGGCTTTATGACTCAGTGGGTATTACCAACATACCAGTTTGCTGCACAGCAAGGTGCAGAATTGGATGTGCCTTTGGTTACAAGAATCCTTAGTGATTATATGGGATTTGAGAACTTCAACCAATTTTACAGAACGGCAATACCGCACGAACTTGATGGTGTAGGGTATATGATGGAACCACTTGGACAGCAGCAGCGACCTAAAGGGCCGAATGTAGGAAGTAAGTCACCTGGACAGAGTAACGATACTTTCGGGAGTAGCCCTCAATCAAGGACGGCTAATATGAACCAACAGCAAAAGCGAACTGGTGGGGGGACAAAATGAAAAACTATATCCTAATTTCAATTTTCTTGGTTCTTATAGCATTTATTGTGTCGGGTTCCACAATACAGATGGCCAAAGAGAATCCTGATTTTTACCTTAATATGGTTAATGCGTCAGTTAGTCTATATAATGATTTTGGAGGAGGTTCCGGAGTTTTTATAGAAGACAACGTAGTTTTAACTGCTGCCCATGTTTTGGAAGATGAGGATTCTTATAAGATAGAACTTCGAGATGGTACTATATTGGAATCGAGTGATTTCTATATTGACACGGAGGAAGATGTTGGCTTTATTTTTGTAGACGCCAATGAAATCAACATAACCAAAGTGGGGCGATTCCCCGTAGCCATCGGTGATACTGTTTATCTTGTCGGTACTCCTCATAATAAACTTTTCAAGTTCACATTAACTAAGGGAATATTATCTCATCTCGATAGAGATTTACCCGAATGGAACTGGAGGGATTTGTTACAGACTGATGCTGAAGGTGGGTATGGGAGTAGTGGTGGGCCTTTGTATAATTTTGAAGGTGATTTGATAGGTATATATGTTAGTCATTTCGGCGATGGTGGTGTTGGTATTAGTTTATATGAGAGTGCTAAGAGTATTCTGGAAGCGTATGAAAGGTGCAAGTTGGAGAGGGCAGAGTAATGCCGGAAGAGGAACATAGGAAACTAAAGCGTTCAGCACGTAAAGCAGGGCTTACTGGTAAGAGTAAAAAGGCTTATATCTATGGAACATTACACACGATAAAACTTCGTAGAAAGAAAAAACGTTAATGAAAATAAATAAAAAGTTTGGTGATAAAATCTACATAGAGTGGTTAGACGCTTATTCAACGGATAGTTGGACAACTTACGAAAAGGCGATGCAAGAATCGTCTAATGCTTTTTGTAGGACAAACGCTTTTTATGTTGGAGAAAGTAAAAACTTTATTAACGTGTCTCATACACAAGGTAGTTCAAAAGATAATAGTATAATGGGGGTACTTAGTGTCCCTAAGAAATGGATTAGGAAGGTAAAATAAATGGCAGCAGAAGCTAATGTGTCGATAATTTGTGAAGTCACCGGCTTAGGCCAATTACAGGTTTTTGCTAAGAAGTTTGGTGTAACCACCACGCCAACAAGAGTGCATTATCAATATATGATACAGGCTGTAGCGGATACAGGAGAAGTCTTGGATGTTGGTGATGTGGGCACTGTTCACTTAATAGTTCTAAAGTGTATTGCTAATGATGTAGATGTTGATACAAGTTATGCTTCATCGTTTAATGCAGAGATTGAGGTACAAGAAGGTGAAGTAACAGTGTTCAAACCTACGGGAACGGTGTGGATAAAAAATGATGATTCGGGCGAATTGAGTACAATAGAGTATTTAGTAATTGGAGTGGCATAGATGATAGAAAGATTTGAATGTAAAATGTGTGATTTTGTTGAAGAGTACTCTAATTATGACGCTCCTGTTGAGTGTCCCCAGTGTCGTCATAGGTTTTATACTCTAAGATATATAGAAAGTTTGAAGATTAAACCTAAGTTTGTTAATATAGGGTATAAAGATACACCACGATACTCAATGACGTTGGGTGTATCGGAGACACAGATTGAAGATGCAAAGAAGTTGCATCCACAGGCTGAATGGAAGCGATTTGGACACAGCTTTAGACCACTTATAAAAAATAGACCAGAGAAACTTAAAATGATGGCTCAAGCGGGTATGCAGGAATATGACCCAAAAGGGTTCAAAGGGAGGGAGTAAAATGCGTAAAATTCTTTACACACTTTACAATGCAAGTTATAGTATACAATAAAATTTTTTAAGGAGACAGTTAGATGAAACCACTACAAAAGAACATTTTAGTAAAGAGATTAACAAAAGACCAACTTGGAAAGATTGTGATGCCTGATTCAGTTCAGGACGATTGGTTCAGAGGCAAGGTTATCAGTGTTGGCCCTGATGTTGAAGGGGAGATTGAAGTAGACGATGTTGTTATATTCCCTCCCCCACCTCCGCACTTAGGAGAGTATCCGACTGTGGGAGAGGAAGGTTATGTTATCTTAAGTGAGAATATGGTATTAGCAAAAGAAGATAGAAAGGGGACAGATAATGGTAGAGAATAAATGTCAAGTTTGTAAGGCTGAGTTCAATACAGGATGTT